AACTTAACCGCCATAACGAAATAACTTAATAATGGTACGGCTTTCGCCGTACCTTAAAGGTTAAAGAATAAGAATTAAAAAATTAACCAATAAATGCTGAAACTGCCCTAACTCTGCCTGTGCCGCTGGCCTTAGTGCCCCAACCGCCCGTACTACCGCCGCCGAGGCTCAGAAGCCATGCGAGGGTAGCACTGCCCTCGGTAGAAGTCCAATACCAATCTTCGACTAATTGGGTAGCTCCTGTAATGAGGGACAAAGCATAATTGATTTTTGTCATGTTGGCATAAATCATAAACATTTCGCCCAACGATGGCAACCACCATTTACCTGCTGTCAATCCATTGCCGTTGGCATTTGCCCGGCTATACAGATTGCAGTAGCCCGGTGCATACTGCGCTGTATTGGTAATGGCATCTGCCTTGCTTGCCTTGATAGCAGCGGCTGTTGACGCTTTGCCGTTCCAATCGTTCATTGCTGTTACTCGGTCGGTCGTTGTTGTGCCTCCACCGCTGATAGCTGCGCTACTCCACGTTAGCTTAGATGTTGATTCAGTAGGGGCCACCACTAAGATTTTGCCGCCCTCGACTACTACCACACCGTCGGCAATCTCGCCGCTGTTCTGTAAGTTAGTCCACTTGTGGGGCTTTACCATCAATGGGTAATCGTCGCTCTTACGGTGGTACATGATAAAGATACCATCATATAAGCCGTTAAGGTTCATACCTGCCAACAAAGCGGTTTTCAGGTTCGCCAACGAAATAAGCGTTACCTTACCGTTACCATCTGTGATTGGTACTTTCTGGTCTGTGTTGATGGTCGTTACTGATGTCTGACCACTCAACTTTTTTGTTTTCTTTACTGCCATAATTTTATAAATTAAAGTTTGTTACCAATTTAAATCTGTTTCTCCTGTCCAAAATACGCCTCTGCCAATATCCGCTGTACTTGGCACTGGATTAAGCCAATTTGGGTTTACATACATACAATTTACCGATTTGCCGCCCCCCAATTCGTGCCAACCTCCAATATCGCAAAAATGCACGGTTTGTTTGTCGTTTCCGTTTATAACTCGCCATTCTTTGCCATTGCCTGCGCCTGTAAACTGATAATAGTAATCAGATGTCGTGTTAAATAAAACAACATCTATGGGCATACCTGCTAAGTCGTTACCTAACCCATAAAGTGGTATCTTATAAAAAGTCTTATTGTTACTTGTTGTCCCTGTTTTGAGACTTACATATACCCCTGTTTTATCAGCACCCTTCGAATACACATACATATATGTACCTTTTACTACCGCCATGGTTTTTTCTAAGTGCCCAAACATTCCACGACACCATACATCTGATGTATAGAAACGATTGCTACGTTCTTGCTTACTGTTGTAACCCTGGCTGTACATATCCCCATCAAACCACATTTTGCCATCGCTGCCAAAAGTAATGTTACCTACGATATTGTCGTTACCATCAACACAATTAAGGCTTTTGAAACTTCCGCTTACGCCTTTCATTGTGCCACTAAACTCGCTATCACCTGTAACCTTGATGCTGTTGAAAGTACCGCTGTTGCAGACGATACCGTTTTTGTCGGCTTTCAATAACACATTACCTTGCCCTTTTCCTTGACTTGTAATAATGATATTATCTACTCCCAAATTTTCGATAAAAGATAACTGCGCTAACAATATCTTTGTAGCTATTATCTCGACTCTGTCGGCTAACTTCCAATACTTTGACGTTAGTGTTCCGTCGCTTGCGGATTCGCTTGCTTCCTTGGCGTGGGTCATTATGCAAGAATAGTAATTGTTGTTATACATTACTACATCTTTAAAGTCTTCCCCATCTGCACCCTGTTGGAACACATAGCCAACAGCACAATCATTCCACATCTGGGGGCCTCGAAGTGCCGGGCCTCTGTCTCCCTTGCCTCCGTTCTGCCCATCGGCTACCGTCTTAAATGGCACGGTGCAAATGTAATCTACACCTTTGTATGTCACTTTAAAGGACAAATCTACATTAACTACGGCGTTGGCATCTACAACAAAAACACAACCTATTCTGTCGTTTTGTAGTGTCTTATAGCTGTATGATATTCCAGATGGCAATGTGGTTTGCAGTGAGCACGTAAATACATTATTGGCTGATACTCCAGTAACATAGTTTGCCCCATCTTTAACCTTGAAACCTATTGAATAGGTGGTTTTTGTTGCAGCTTTCTTGTGTACTATTGTAGGTGGATCGACGTAAATAGAAACTGCGTCCTTTCCATCTTCTCCACTTATTATATAGTTTTGAGACTGCGCCGTTATGGATTGGTTAGCTACATCTATGCTTACAACCTTGGTATATAGGCTTATAGTGATATTGCCTTTATCAGATACCACACCATTGATAACCATAGTATCACCTACGGTAAAATCACTAACATTGCTTATGGGCTTCCACGTGAGTGAGCGTCCATTTGTGCAATAGTAGTTTTTCCATTGTGTTTCTGTATAGCTCCATACCGTAGGGGATTGGGCGATAATTACGCCCTTTCCCTTGCGTATAAACTTAACAATCCTTGTTATTGATACGCCCATAGGCTTTAATCTTGTGAGGTTATTGTTACACTAATATCACCACCGCTTTGCAAGCACATATCACGTGTTACCGCATAGCTCGTTACGGCGGTCTTTCTGTCGCTGTCGCTGTTGAGGTAAACCCCGGCGGCATCTTTTACGACAAAGAAAAACTTAGCGTCTTTGATGGCTTGGGTGTTTGTGCCTCGTTTGACTATCCACGGCGTATAAGTTACCTTGCTGTTGCCGCTCTCGTCCTCGCTGATGGCTTCATCTTCAGGTGTTGGGCGTGCGTCAATGTCGTATGGGTCGGATGCGTCCATTACACCTTGTATGTCCTTGCCAATCTCCACACCACTACGATTAACCGTTACACGATATTCGCCGTATGTGTCTATGTCGCTACCCTTGACTGCCAATGTCTGGGCGGTCTGTCCCTCAATAGTTACCCAACCATTTGGTCCCATCTTTTCCCATACGTAGGCTAAATCTTTGGTGATTTCCTCGTAGTTCTGGTATGCCATGGCTTTAAGTACGCAACTTCCGCCCTTTTCATTGATAACAAATCCCTTTGCGTCACCCGCCACGATGGTAACACGATAACTTGTACCTGTCGCTTTCTGAATAGGGATTGTATAGGTTGCTTGGATATTGTCGCTTTGTGTGCCGTAGCTGATGGCGGCTATCATCTTAATAGTTACCGGGGCAAATCCTGCAATCTCCACCAAATTCTTAACAATCTGCAAACCATAATAAAGGTTGTCGCCGCTTGGCGCAAACTTCTTAAAGTAGCCTGCAAAAATGCCGCTTGACGTGTCACCGCTAAACTCGATTTTTGTGCCATTGAAAAAGTATTGCATACTATCAGGCGTTGCCACTCCCTCGGCTACTCGGCTGCTCATGCACACGAAATTAAGTTTAGGCGTTGTCTTCTCGAAGTTTGGGAAAATCTTAGTAACGTCCGATTCCGTGCCCTCCCATTCTTGGTACAAATCACCATCTGGGCACATGATTAACGCCGTATAAGTTCCTGCCTTGGCAATAAACTTAATGGTTCTTGTTGTACTCGCTTTACTCATTGTCTTACGATTTACTTGTTAGACTTCTCGTTTGTCTTACTCTCGGATGGCTCCGGCTCTGGGTCGGTGTCCACCGATTCCTCGGCGTTGGCATCTTCCTTGGTTTGGTTCTCACCCTCGCTTTCGCTTGGTGTCTCTACTTCTGCGCCTTGGTCGGTCTCTGTCTTGCCGCTTGTATCGGCATCATCGCCATCGCCTATAACTGCATCATTAACGTTAGCCTTGATAGGCTGCTGAAAGCGTGCATCTGTTGCCATTGGCAAAGGTCGGCAAACCGTGCCGTCCTGTTCCTCTCTTGCCTCATGCGGCAAAAGGGCTACACCACCAATCTTAACCAATATGTCGTTAAGCTGCGTTAGTGGGCCAAACTTCAACATATCGTTTTGCCAAAACAGATAGTTGCCATCACTCACCGTGTTACGGTCGTTCTCCAGTTGCAAGTATCGTGCAACCAAAGGATTTGCTTTAATGTATCTTGCCATAGTTCTATGTATTGAAATTGTTTTTGTTACTTAATCAAAATTACGTTGTCCTCATCGTCCACGAATACTGCGCCGTCGCTGTCTTCCCATGCACACAAAGGCCCCACGTCCTTAACGTCCAAACCATAAACACCACCTGCCGTGTTGCTCACCTTTTCAGTTGATAGTGTCGGGTTCATGCCATGTGCTATGAGCGAATAGTTAAGCGTACCTGTGCCGTTGGTCGCTACGTACCAAAGTGGCAATAATTCACGCTCTGGGTTGTCAATCACTCCGTTTGTGTTCCAAATCTTGGCTGTCGGCGCAATCGCTAAAAGTCCACTCGGCAAATTCGTAGGTAGTTCGCCTATGTCAAACTCAAACTTCGGGATTCTACGAATAAAAGCCACCAACTTAGTAGGGGCATTATCAGAAAGTTGCACGCTGCTTGGGTTTCCCTCTGCGCTGTACTTTGCACGGCATCGCAAATATAACTCTGCGCCCATGAGGTTACGATTAAC